ATCAGAAGGCGACAGAACGGCGCAACGCATATCCTGCGGGGCGGCGTTTTCGTCAAGACGCTCTGGAGCCAAGGCAAAATCTGCAAACGAGTTCACCGTCTGGCCGGGAGTGCCGACCCAGTTGGGAACTGAGCTATACAGATTGTGCAGGCTAATATCAATCTGATTGGCAAGCTGCACCATGGCGGGCTTAATAGCGCGATCAGAAAGTTCGGAAATGTCAAGGGTCAGTTCCTGAGAACTAAACTTGAAATCAACACCCTTGCGCTGGTCAACGACAATTGAGGTCTTGCCTTCGACCACATCCTGCGCAGAGGCAACAGCGCCGTCTCGCACAGTGTAATCGGTAGGCTTGCGGATCGAAATCGTTTCGCCGACTTCGTAGCCGTTGACCTTCTTGCCAAGGTCTTCTTCATAGCCTCGAAAAACCTTCTTAGCCATGACAAGTTCATTGTCGAGGACGCGCACGGCTTCCTTCGCAATGATGTCAGCATTAAGCACAGTGTTAGCCATAACAAAATTCCTTCTAAGTGGTTAGCGGGCGCGCCTCTTTGCTTCCCTAGCGTTCATGTGCTTGGCATATTCTTCCATAGACATGGCCGACAGGTTTCTGACCGTTTTACCGCCGCCACCTGTGGTGGTTGACGGTTTCACAGCTTTAGCTGGCGCGGGTTTCTTCGACGACGCCTTTGATTTCGCCGCCTTTTCCTGTAGCGCATCAAATTGCATTGCTTTGAACGCCATTTCCGTCACGATGGGACTGCTGGCCCATTGTTCGGCATCCTGTTCGGGGATGCCTTGAGCCTTTGCATAATTCACCAGACTTTGGGCGTGTTTTGCGCTAAAACCGGGAATCCGACGCTCTACTTCTTGCCTGCCATACTCCTGACGCTGGGCTATTTCAGCCTGCGTTGCTTGGCTCATGGCTTGCTCGGTTTGAGACAACGAACTAACGGTTTGCTGAAATTGTGCCTGCTTTCTTGAGAGCAAATCACTACGCTGCCTTGCCACATCCGGCTGGGACTGCCAAAGCTGCGGCGTGATGCTCTGCTGAAGCCGCGCAATTTCGTTTTTCAATGCGCTACCGATTGAATACTGCTCAAGAGCTTCGCCGTTCAGATTCGTCAGTTTAGTGACGATGTCTTGCTGCGCCTCCAATTGCTTGCGGCTATCAGCGACCTCTTGGAACTTTTGCGTGAAATTCGCCTCCACGCCCTTAAACGCCTGCTGCGCAGTTTCAAATACCTCTTTGGCACTTGCGCTGGCAGAAAACTTAACTTTCTGACCGCCACCAAGGTCATACTCGATTTCCTCGGCTTGTGGCTCAGATTCAGGCTCGCCTTCTGACTCGCCTTCGTCATCGTCCGGCTCTGCGTCTTCTGGCTCTACAACGCTGTCGTCGGATTCCTCGGCCTCCACGGCTTCAGTTTCTTCGACTGTTTCGACTTCATCTCCCACAGGGGCGGATGACAATTCTTCAGACATTGTGTTTTCCTTTTACATTTGCCGATTGGTTAGAGGCAAACCCGGAATGGGTTCGCTAGGGATAGGCTCGGGCGCGATTGGCCCGCCTGTAATGGGTTGGCCCGGAATGGGCTGGCCCGGCATCGGCGGCAAGCCGCCAGATGGCATAGGAGGCTGAGGCGGTGGAGCAATGCCTTCTGCCTGCTGAATTTGTGGTGGCAGCATCATCTTCAGACGTTCTGCAACGCGATCCGACCCTACGAAATCCATGTGCTCCATCAGAACATCGCCAAGCAACGGTGCTGCGCCGGGAAGCGCCCTGATAATTTCGATCAAGGTTTCCCGCGTTTCTTCGCGCTGGGTGCCATATGACGGCCCAGCCTTAACGTCCACGTCGTAAACGCCAACCGACAAATCGTAAAGCGGGCCACCTTCATCCTCAAAAGACGCCGTGTGAATTTCGGGCGGTTGTGACGCTAGGCTGATAACCTCTTCCAGACTATCTTCGCCCAAAATGCGGACAGTGCGGCGCGGCGAATACACAGACGGGATGATGTCCACCAGAACCTGACCAGCATAGCGGATCGCACGATTCAGGTTGTCAATGAAATGGAACGTGGAAACGTCTGCTTCCCGCTGGCGCGCCAGAATGGCCCTCCCGCTTGTCTCGTTTGAGCGAGCCCCAAGCGAAGCGTTATATATGCCAATGACCGACTTCATATCGTCTGACGCGTTCAGACTTTCTTGCAGTGCGCCAGCAGGAACACCGGCAAACGGTTGACGCTGCGGCATAGGCCCGGCAGCCGGGTCATATTCAAGAGTTGCATGGCTGCGTGTGTTAGCCGACGCCCACTCATCCTCCATGCCCGCCGTGAAGCCGCGCGGCCCAATGAACGGGGCTTTGGGTGCCAGCGCAACCAATTCAGTAGAAGCCGTGCGCCAGAAGTTGACCATTGACTGCGGGTCTTTGGCGTCACGGATTAGGCTGCGGAAATGCCTGCGTCCGTCTGCCACGATTTCCTCACCCCACACCGGGCAGATCGGGATTGTCGGGCCGGGCCACTTGTCTTCAGACAACACATCTGCGCCACTAATCTTGCGGCGCACGACGTTATATGTGTCAACCTCCCTGACCTCATTTGTCCGAACAATGCCTTGGAAATTCAGCATGTCTTCCAAGGTGACGGACATCGCTTCAGCAAAATTCCCGAAACCCTCAAGTTTTTGTTCTTTAGCAAGGTCGTCTTCGCGGTAGACCACGCCGTTGCTCATTCGGACAATCGTCCGCTTAACCTGCTCGCGCAGCCAATAGTCTGCGATCCTCACCTTATCGTCGAGCATCCACATTTCGCCGTAAGTGTCCGACCCTTCCCAGTCAACTGGATCGGCGTCAGGGTACAGATGCGCAAAGCGTTCCTTACTGATGAAATCCGAGACAAAACAATAGTCCCAGTCGGAAGCATCAAACCGGGTTGACGCCGGGTCCCAATGCACCATTAGCGGATTTGCAATGCGTTCAATCCTAGCCTCTAGGTCAAAAGAATCGTCATGTGCGTATTCAATTCCAATTTGGAAGAAGCCAAAGCCACCACTGGTTGCCGAATCAATCGCCGTGTCATAGGCGACTTCTGCATTGCTCCGGCGCTCAATCGACCGAATGATGCCATTGATAACCTCCGCCGTGGCAACGTCTGCGCCGTTATCCACCGGATGCACCTGAATGGCTGGCTTATTGTGGCGGGCGTCATTGACGACAGAACGGATAAATGACGGCAAACGGTTGACTGTTAGGCATGGACGCCCTTCCGCTTCCCGCTGCGTTCGGATTGCGTCAGGCCACTGGTCAGACAAACGCGAAAACGTAATGTCATCGTGTGCGTCTTGACGGTTCTGCCGGGTTTCGCTGTCACTTTCCTCAAACCGTTCAAGCGCCTCGGCGATGATGTCATTATCTGCCATGTCAGTGTTCCAAGTTAATTTGTTGTAGCGCCGTCTCTAAGGTTTCGCGGACACGCCCCAACCGGGCGCTGCCCTTTGCGTAAAGCTCAGGAAAATGCTCTTTTAGGTAGGCGTACCGTACCGTTCCGTGGTGGTCCATGTAGGCGGTGCAACACCAGCAATCCAAGCTGTCGCCGCCTTGTTCGTATTGGGACGGAATTTCCGCACCCATACCCTTCAGATATGCAAACACGTCCTCGTCTGACCAGTCCCATATTGGCGACAGGTACGTGATGCCGTTTTCTATGTGTCCGTCTGCCGCGCCACAATTGGGGTCAGATTTTCGCGAACCTCGAATAACGATCTTTGCGCCAATATCCGCAACCAGCCTTTGCATTGGTTCCCACAAGTTTGCTTGGCAACAGACATTGTATGGAACTAGCGCCTGCTCTGGCGGGTTTTCCATTGTTGCCCGCATAACCGGGGCGGCGTTGATCGGCAATATATCGACCGGCAAGCCGTTTTTGTCCTGCCATTCTGCGGCTGGAATGGGCGGCTGGGTTTCATATAGTTTCATTCCCAGCGCCTTCGTTGTCCGGCGGACAAATTCTGGCGTGTGCGGAATTGCTGAACCAGAACTGGCGTAAGCAACCACCACTTCCGGGTCGTCTTTGTACATATAGAGGCAAGCCAAGCTGTCTTTGCCTCCAGAAAATTGCAGAACCTTTCGCATTAGAAATACATGCCTGCGCCCATTGCTGCCGATCCCAGCATGTTACTGATGCCCTGCGCTTGAGCAGCCGCTGCGGCCTGATCTTGGGCGGCGCGGTTAGCCGCCGCATTGTAGCTGCCATAAGTCGCACCCATGATGTCCACAGGGGCCACACCATAGTTTGCGGTGTTCATAAACTGCGGATTTTGGATTTGTTGGCCGGACAACAACGCCGCCAACTCATTAAGCGGTGCCTGACGCTCACCTAGCTGGGCTTGGATGGCCTGCTGGTAGGCGCGGGAGTCAAGGTCGAACTGGGCGGCTTGCTGCTGCATTGCAGCTTGCTGGGCGGCAAGTGCGAAATCGTTCTCACGCCGCGCTTGGTCTTCCATAGCGTTTGCAAAGGCTTCGCTGCCCTGATCCAAACCCTGATTTGAAAGTCGAGTCAATTCAGCTTGCCGCTGGCGTTCCAGCAAGGGCTGGTTTCGCGCAATAGTTGCGTCATAGGCTCGCTGATATGCTTCTGAGCCTGCTGTGGGTGGCGCTTGGTTATATACAACCGGGTCAGCAAACCTGTCGCCAACGGCCTCAAGCTGCCTGTTTGCAATGTCGCCAAACGTCAACCCAGCTCGGTTCATCTGATCGAGCATGGCCTGCTGGGCAGGGGCAAGGGTTGTGGTAACGGTTCGC